GGCATTCATACTTCCATCCCAATTCTTAATATCCCCAGCAAAAACCTTGCCGGTACACAAACTTTGATAAATGCTAGGCCACTCTTTTATCGGGTTGCAACCTACCATAATTTTATTAAACCCCCTATTTTGCATAATATGCTCAACCAATCTACCAAAATACTTTTTAACTAAAAACTGCTGAGACAAAGTACCAATTCGAAAACTACGAGGTACTCCCTCCTTTTCCTCATTACGCAATTCGTCTTTTAAACACTCCTGCCAAACCAGGTGCTGCCAATCCACGCTACCTTGAGTCGCCCTACTCTCAATATCCTTCAAAATTTCTTCAAAATGAGGAGTAGGAACACCCTGGTCAAAGTCGATATACTTAGATTTATCTTTATCAAGCCCAAACCCATTTGAGGAATCCTTATTTAAACCCGCTAGTAGCGGAGTTCCTACTACAACTTCTTTTGAATTCAAAACCCCAAAATCATCTATAAAGGAATCCAAAACCAAACGACAAAAACGAATTTCTTTATCTTTCAAGGCCACACAAGGAGTAAAGGATTTCTTGCTAACTTCCTTTAAAGTATCTGATCCAAATTTCTTTAAATCAGCAGGAAATCGATCAACTGGATAAATACCGTACAAAGCGGAATCAACCAAAGAGGAATTATCTGGGGTGTGCGACTGTAACCCTGTTTGATAAAACTGTACCACACTACTATTCCCTCTTATTTTATCAGAAAATTCAAAATCCAATTTAACAACAGGTTTATTCTTCTCCATTATTTCTCGCAAACTACTTAAAACACCGCCACTAAGCATAGTGGCAACCCCAAAATCTTCAACTACGTGACCCGCTACATGAATCCCTAAAATACCTCTAGAAGTGGAAAACAAAACAGAACCACATAATCCATTAGCTTGAACATCATAAGTCATATAGTCGGGTTTTGTGGTGTATTTCTTAACATAATCCCCAAATCTAAAACTATACTGGCTCACCGAACCCAAAGTCTTTGGGACATCTATTTTACGAAAACCCATCCCTGAAATCAAATAAAATTGCTCTTTGTTGGATGAACTCTTACCAAACCACTGTGAAACCGATTTAAAAGGACTTGGAAAATTCTTAGGTAACGAATATAAAGCAATATCATATTCGTTATCAATAAACTCTCTTTCAATGCTAGTATACTCCAACCAAACATGGTTGGCTTGCTTGTCTCGATAAATCTTAATCTTCATTTCTTCTGTAGGACTAAGGTGAGCAGGCAACAAAACCATCCTTCCGCTAACCAAGCACTGACACGACATCTCAACATCTTCGGCACGAATAGAACACTCATAAACATTTTTCATTACGGCTTCAACAGAGTTATGCTCACCAACAGCACTACGAGTAAATTTTTCTCCTTGCCCTTGCAAATCCTTAGTAGATTTATCTGAACAACTCCATGCATAAACAGCATAGACTATAAGAGCTGCGATCACACACAAAGCACCACCCATATAAAACTTAAACCGCTTAGAACTATCAGAAATGCTCTTCCAAACAGTAGTATCTCCCCAAGAATCCAACAAAGCCAACAATTCATCTTTTAACACATCAAAAATAATAGAACTAATATCGGAACCAAAGAAAGAAAAGATCTTCTTAGGAGTCTTAAAAACATCCATCATATCCATCAAACCTTGAGATTTTAAATGGTTACCTACAGGCAACTTTACAACATCCTCTTCGGCAGACAAATATTCGTCATCCTGTTTAATCTTTTTACCCACCGTAAAACTGATAGGCAAGTCCAAACTAACGGAAACGGGAGCGGACATGCTACTCTCTGCAGGATAAAAAATATCACGCACAATGTCTTTAATTTCAGACAAGTTCTTAACTTTTATTTCTTCAGGAATAATGTGCCCTTTCTGGATATTTCTCTTCTTTAACTCAAAAGCCTTAACGATCGAACCCATCCACACACGCAAACCTTCCAATTGTGAAGTTGGTTTAGAAATAACAAAACTTTCAGTCAACTTCCCCGTTTTATCCAATTGATCTAATTTCAAATAAGCAGGAAAACCTTTCTGAAAACGCTTTACGGCCAAGTCAAAGTGTCT